TACCACTCTCCCATCGGCACCCTGTGGTGCCATATTTCGCTTGACCGCCTCTCCGCTCAGTGGCATGACCTCGCGTCACACCTACTAAGCGTTGGTGATCGCGCCTTTGACTTTGATTTTAAAAATTATGACCGAACACTCAGTCATTTAGTGATTTATGAATCAGTTGACATTTTGTTAACCGGTTCTGATTGGCTTTCAGCGAAGGAACGTTCAGCTCTCATTGAGATGCTTGCCTCCCCGTACTCTGCGTACGGTAACAACGTGTTCCATTCCACCGGAATAAACATGTCTGGCAACCTTCTCACGTTTGTACTTAATTGTACTGCTAATGAACTTTTCCATCGCGCTGCTTATTTTAAGCTAGCCTCTCGCTTTTCACCAAATCATGCGTCAATACTTGCGTATCACGCCAACGTCCGCGGCATTCGCGGCGGCGACGACACACTAACTGTCGTCTCAGACGAAGTATCGAAATGGTACAATGGCGTCACTGTGGCCCAATTTCTTAACATGCGTGGCCTAGAAGTAACGTCTGCTGAAAAAGATCAGCCCATCGTTCGTTGGAAGAATTTCTTCGAATGCTCATTCTTGAAGAACAAGACGTCTTACAACTTCCGTGGTTACGGCCTTTATCTACCCTTGCCTGATATCTCCAGTTTGATCGAGTCCTGCTATTGGATGCGACTCAATAAATACAATCGAGACCCAGTAAAGGCAACATCGGATAATGCCAACGCCGCCCTGCGCGGCATATTTTTCCACGGCAAGAAGACTTTTGACTCTATACGAGATGCCTTTTTGCTCCACTAACCCCGCCTGACTTTGCTCAGCTTTCTGGAATTAGATACCGTCTGGGGCAACTATTTCCATTTTCCACTCTCCCATCCAGACCAGCCCACTGCAGCTGAAATGCAAGAACGTTTTGAAACCAATGCTCAGAAAACTCAAGTAGCAACGGCCCCAGGAAACGACCCAACAACTATGAACTCAATCCACTCTCACGACCAATCTGGCGAAGACAAAGCCGCTATCGCTGACAATCAACACGTCAAGACACCAGTTGACTCTCAAGTCAACAAAACCGATGCCGAAGACACTGCTGTCAAAGAAGCGGGCGCTGTCACTAAAACCGAATCAACCAAGACTGGTACGACCGTACAAGACTCTGCTCAAACAACCGTTAAACCTGTTGTCACCGGCGCCCTTACTCCATCATCAAAGAACAATCGCGCCGAAGCCTACCTGAACGACGAACAATGGAATCTGGCTATGCTGTACTCCAAGTACACCTTGCTTGCGAATATTAACTGGTCGACTGCTCAAGCAGCTGACACCGTTTTGCTCGAAGTTGATGTTCCGTCTGGCTTTTTAGTCACACCAGCGTTGAAGTCACCTGTTGATTTGACTCGCTTTATGCGTTTCTCCCAACTCAAAGTCAAGGTAGTCGTCAAGCCTAGCCCCATGTATGCCGGATCATTAATCCAGGCTTTTTATCCGTACGGGCTTAATAAGACTACTGCCCGCGCCATTAACATGGGCGCCGTAGTGCTTAAGCTCTCACAGGATGAAGGCGTGGAATTTAACATTCCGTTCCGCTATCATCGAGGCTTTCTTCGAATACCAGGCCAAGACATTGGAAAGTATCAACTCCGAGTTTTGACTCCGCTGCGCACTGGCTCAAACAACGCCAACAACATCAGCATTGCCATCTATTTCTGCTTTGATGGCTGCGAGTTTAAGGTGCCCGACATCATTAAGGCATCCAACTATTTTTCGCACAAACTTGATGTAAATCCGAGATCAGTTATCTCCAAAGATCAAGCAGGTCCCAACGTCGAAATGCGTGAAACCACGTGCAACATCAACGATCAACCGACGAAGATGCCGTCCACTAAAATGTGTGCCGGCTATGGCCTCGTTCCTCCAATTCCTGTCCAACAATTTCAGGATACTGTCGAGGACCTGGTCACTCCACTCAAACGTTGGCGAACCGTGTCCCGCTTTAGCCTAAAAGCTGATGCTGGACATTGCGGATGGCGTCGTTTTTATGTTTCCGACATCCGCCTAGCAGCCGCAGATTATTTGAGCGATATGTTCGTTCTATTCCGTGGCTCGGTAGACGTCAGACTGCGCGCTTTTAGCGTAGACGACCCCGCCCTGCAAACTTTGGACCGCCAATGGAATCTCCGTGTCCGCTACATTGAGGACAACGAGATCAAATCCGTCAAAGAAGATCAATACCACCAATACGATGGCGTTCACCGATTCGACATTGACACACCTGCCCAATTCCAGATTCCGTACATCTACAACACGTTCACCCTTCCATTTACCGAGAATGCCGAACTGGCCCCTGTCATACAGGTTGAGCTAAATAACATCGGTTCACATAGTGCCATTTACATCATCGAAATGGATGTCGCCCTTGCGGACGACTTCCACGTCGGAGTGTACATGGGTGTCAACGACAAGACTTTGTTCTCTCGCTACAACGTGGGTCCATCTGACGTCGGTCAATACGAACTCGAGGTTTACCAGGGCGGAATTCACGATTACTCTTCGAAAGCGGTCGAGACTCTACTCCCCATCGAAGAAATGATTTCTGACCTAGGTCACCTCCTGGACGCTGAAGACGTCACATACCAACCGGACCCTGTTGCTGTGCGTAAATATCAGAACGAAATCGCCTGCGACATCCCTCGCTACACTGACCGTCTTAAAACGACGAATCACAATGGCATGAACTTGCCAGACACTGAATGTTTTGGCACGCCTCAAACCGAAGCTAATCTTTACAACTTGCTCACCGAAACCAAATCCATCTTGACAACTCTGCAATGGAAGGCTTCAGATCCTCAGGGAACTGAACTCTACTCGGGTCCTGTAGGACCAGTCTACAACGGCACTGGCGCTCACGACATCTTGCCGCTCGGCTTCCAATATTGGACCGGTGGCACCTCTTACATCATAGACGTCATATGCTCGCAGATGCACAGAGGCCAATTGAAAATGACCTATGCGATCGACCAACCATCGTCTCCCGCTTACGCAAACGTGACGCAAACGTATTTCACGACTGTCGACATTTCAAATGGTCGAGGTACGATTAAGATCGACTTCCCATACTTGTCCAACACTCCATACTGCGCCGTTCAAAATCAGTGGGTCCATAACATTGGATCGCAACCATTTACTCCTGGCATCTTTACCATCTTCGTGCAAAACGAACTTCGTGCAACCGAAGTCGTAGCGCCCGTGGTCGACGTAGTCATCTACAAGACCTATCTCAAGGATTTCCGCTTGGCCGTCTGGGCTCCTCT